GACGAAGTTACGACGAGGTGTAGCGGTGTCTCCTCCACCTCCAGAAAAAACGTCAACAGCAGTAGCAAACTTTGATACTGCTTCCCCAAATGCATCAGAACCACCCTTAAAACCTGTACTCGCATCCTTTAGGGTCTTACTTGCTGTCTCCTGAATCTTGAATTTGTCAGCAAGTTCATCGCCAAGGAGTTTGCCTAGTTGTTCTTGAATAGACCCGCCTGTAATTGCGCCGCCTCGCCCAGCGTAGCCCATTATTTCGGGAGTTAGAAATGTACCATTCGATGTCGCCTCAAGAATGCTTGCAAATTGAGTTGGGTTAGTCGTACTCATTGTAGTTAACGCCCTGGTTAGTTGGTCTTTACCCATCCCCAAGTCAATGCCAAGACGCGCGGCTTCGGAAATAAGATTTTCAGCGGTTAATCCTGCAGCGCCACCAGCAAGTTCTCCCATGCCGCCGCTCCACATTGCTGCGCCACCACCGCCAAAGAAGACATCTGCCAGACCATAAAGGTCACCCTTCTTGCCGCCCTGCATAACGGAGAACTGTCCACCAGGACGTGCGGCCGTCCCATATTCACGTTGCATATTTATAAATGCCTTAACAGGGTCATTGCCCGCCATGAGAAGACTTTGCTGGAAAATATCCTCAAAGAATGCAGCGCGGTCTTCGTCCGTTACGGTATTAGCACGTCCCTTTTGTCCGAATGCGCGTCCAGCAGCAGCATATATATCAGGTGCCTGAACAAGTTCTAGCGTCTGACGGAAACTAGATGTTGCACTTGCATAGATGTCAGTCATCGCATATTTGAAGTCATCGCCGAATCGTGCTGTAGCGACGCCAGTAGCCGCCAATATCTGCTGAAGCGTCATCATGCTATTGCCCAAGTCAACTTCAGCCGTGTTTGCGAGGTCTTGAACACCCTTTTCTGTTAGTCCAGTTATTCGCTCAAGGTCCTTGAAGCGGGCAATCATAGTAAGAGTTGAGTTAATTGTATTCTTATTCTCCTCATAAAACTTCTTGTTTGCCTCTTTAAGAGCCGTTCCAGATTTAACCTGTCCATCAGCCATTTTTTGTGCGGCGTCACCAAAACCCTGAAATAGTTTGCGCGCCTGTGACACATCGTTCATTTTCAATGCTTCTTGCATTGAATCGACATAGCCGTTTACGAAATTTCTCGCTGCTTCCCGGGCTTGTTTCTTAAATTTTCCGTCTTGCCTAATTCCATTAAAAAAGCCGATTGCACCTCCAATGAGGGCGCCTACAACTGCACCGGCAGCATTGCCAACTATGGGAACAATACTTCCTGCTATAGCGCCTGCTGCTGCTCCAGTCGCTGCTCCCGTAGCGGTGCTCGTTCCCATCGTGAGCCACCTATTTCCTCCAGTTGCCCTATAAACCGCACTTCCAGCCATATTCGAAAGAACGTGCGCCCCCACGGCACCGCCCGCAGCAACGGCACCTGCACCCATTAGACTTCCAGCAGAAGTTCCAGCGAGTGCAGTACCTGCTGATGCCATCTTTCCGCCCGCGGCCGCTAGCCTTGGAGCACCTGCTTTAAAGCCCTGAAGCATCGCTCCGGTTTGTGCCATTGAGGCGCCACCCTTTTGGATTAATCCGCCCAGTCCGGCCTTCATAATCCCGCCACCTATAAGCGCACCTGTAGCAATATCGCCGGTTGTTTCAATAAACGAGCCACGATTATTAGTTAATGCCTGGGTGCCGAGTGCGCCTATTGCTGTTAAACCTAGAGGGCTAGTTGCGGCGCCCCACATTTTCTTGACGCCCCCACCGAGGAATGACTTACCTTTGCTCATTCTGCCCATTCCACCGAGAAGCAGAGGTAGCCCCATGTAACCAGCAAGTCCGCCGAGTGGACCAAGTTTGCTCAATCCGCCTATGATTCCGCTTACAAGGTTTAAGACCATTGTTAGAGCGTCAGCAATTTTAGTTATTGCAGGCAAAGCCTTGAAAAACGCGTCTCTAAATGCTCTTGATAATCTGAATATAGCGTCTATGAGACTAACAATTGCATCGCCCCACTTATCGAGATTTCCCTCATTCTTTTGGACCTGAACTGAGAACTGCTCAAAGTTTTTCTTTAAACCGCCTCCAATAGCCTTCAGAATTTTGCCAAAGAACGTGTTTATTATTTTGCTTGATTCGCTGAGTCCACGAAGATAGGCATTGAATCGCTCAAATCCAGAAACAAGTTTATCCCAGAAGCCCTTTAACTTTCCAAAGAAACTCTGTGTTGCTGGGACATACTCCCTCATCAACTTCACGAGGAATTGCGCGATTTTGTCAATTCCGTTAACTACTTTTCCAAGAAGTCCACCATTGGCAAAGTCAGATAGTAATGGCGAAATTTGGGTAAATGTCCGAACCATAATGACTCGGATTTTTTCGAACGCAACTTGAACAGGCGTAATAAACCGAGCACCGAGGTCCGATGCCTCCGTTTGAACTTGTTGCATGAACGCTTTAAATTGACCAATTAGCGTTCCTTGCATGGCAGCAAATGTTCCGCCTATCCCTGCCTTCTTTGCTAGGTCACCAGTAGAAAATGCCCGCAGGACTTCTTGCGCAGACGCCTTGCCCCCCTTGGTTACTTCCTTAAATGCCTTCTCAAACTCAGGACCAAGTTCTTTTGCCGCTGCTGCAACTCCCGCTCCACCAACTCCGCTTTTCTGAATTAGTGAAACTAGCGTTGCTACAGAAGTAACGCCCTTTTCAATATCACCTGTGGCTGCTGCGAAATCCATCAATCCCGCAATCGCACTAGTTGTACCGCCGGTAACCCGCGCATTCTTCGATGCTGCTGCAAACGCTGAATTTAGACTCTTCATACTGAGTCCGGCTAGACGGGCATCAGCGGACATCGTGCGTAGGGCAATAGCCGCCCCCTGAAAGCCTCCATAACGACCTGCCTGCTGGGCAGCGATGTACTGCTTCTGTGCAGCAGCGACCGTTGCGAGCGCAACACCAGCGACTGCTGCTGCTTTTGCCAAGCCAGACATTGCAACGTGATACGCCTTAACAAGAAAACGACCGGTAGCGAGTAGACCATTTACAGATGACAGAGCAACAGCGAGACCTGCGGTTTCAATTGCCGAACCAATCATTGCCCATTTGAGTCCGGTTTTAAGAATTTTAGTTAGTTCATTAGCGCTTTTGCCAGTCTTCTTTAGTTTCTTGGACGTCTCGTCTGATTCATTGCCAAGACGCTTATGACTTTCTGATGTTTTGTCGACATCCTTACCAAGTCCATCAAAAGTGTCACGACAACTATCTGCCTGAGCACAAAGAGCAGCAAGTTTGCGCTGGACGCGGTCAATCGCAGAGGTATCGGCTTTGACATCTATTTTAATTACGACGCGTTCGTCAGCCATGTCAAGCCTCTGCTAGATGGACAAGAGCGTTATTTTTGCTGTGCTTTCATTTTACGCTCTTGTTCGGCGCGGTCAGCCTCAATAATCTTCGCGCAGGCGTATCTGATTAACCATTCTTCTTCAGAACAGTCAAGTAATCTGATGGGGTCAGTTCCCCATAGTTCGCCCAGACGGGCGGCTGTCTGGATGCGTCCGTCGGACTGAAGTTCTTCTAGGACGCCTTCGTAGGGTCCACGGTTTCAACCGTGTCCGAGTAACCAGCGGCTTCAAGAACAGCAAGCGCAGCGCTTTCCACATGCGGGTCAATGCCGAAGAAAGCGCGCACGCAGTCAGGAATCGGACGAGTCGTGTCAGTCATCTGAAGGATTGCATCAGAGGCGAAAGTCAAGCCAATTCCATCCTCATTGACCACCTGTTCGTTATTAACGAAGATTCCGGTGCAGGTATGCCCAATAACGGCACAGGCGAACTTGGTGGCATCTAGACCGTTCTTGGTGTCTTCTCCGGCATTCTTTCGCCATGCACGCAACTGATGCTGGGTGATATTGGGAGAAACCTGAATTGTCACACCCGGACGCTCGGGGATTTCAATAAAAACAGGCTCGCGCTCAACCTTCTTGGAAAGCACGGCCTTCAACTGGTCAAGCACCGAGGGGGCTTTTTCGTCCTTGATGACCGCCTTCTTAGGGGCAGATTCAGACGGGGTTTCAAACATGGAGTCGCTCATGAACGGCACGCTAGCATGACAATAGGGGCACCTAGCGGTACCCCTATAGCCAATTTCTTAAGTTGTTTGAGGTATTACTTAACGGACTGAATGCTGAAGGTAAGCGAGTAGGTTGCCGGAGCACCAGAAGCCGCGTCACCTTCCGGCTCAGTCACACCGACAAGGAGAGCCTTGGCGTAGGTGCGCTGGAGTTCCGGAACAGCCACATTGCAGTTCAACTCATCAACCTGAATGTCGTAGTACGCACGACCAACCATCTGACGAATCGCTCCAAGGAACGAGGCGTCGATGTCGGGGGCATAGTGACGAGTCAGAGTGATGTCACCGATTTCAGCAGGAGCGCAGAGAACCTCGGGGAACAACTTTCCACCGATGTAAATCTTTTCCACCGAAGCGGTGATTTCGCCACCAGTCACCTGAGCAAAGTACGCCAGACCCATGTCGGTTCCCACCGTCGGGGGCGTCTCAGCATTGCCCTCAGCCGAAGGCTTGATGGAGGCGACAATCTGACGCTGTGCAATTTTACCGGTCATTACTACTCCTTATCAGACGACTGATGCGGTGAGATTCGACTTGGTGACATCGACCTGAATCTGGTCACCAATTGCGGACACTCGCACACCGACCTTGGCCTTCACGAGACCTCCAGCCAACTGCGAGACGGGGTTGATGGCGTCGTTCACGACAACGGAGTAGCCGTAGTCAATCCGCTTGCCATTGGCATCAAACGCTTCGTACAGACCGCCAGCAATTCGCACCGGCTCCAGCATCGCAATAAGGCGACCCTTGACCTGCGTGAACAGAGCACTGCGTCCATCAATCGGCGAGAAGACGAGGTCCTCCAACTGAGCCTGAGCCTGAACAGTGATGTAGTTCAGCATCTCACGGCTATTGAGGAATCGGAAGTTATCCTCATCCGACGACAGCGAACGAGCACCATACACGCGAACAGCGTTGTTGAAGATTCGCAGAGCATTGCAACGAGACTCATCAAGAGTGTTTCCGATTGCTCGGGAGACAGTCTGGGCAAGACCAGTGATGAAGTTCGATTCCGAAACCGCACCAGCATACGCAGACCAAGGTCCAATGCGATTGAAGGCAAGCGACCGCTTGGCGGCGACATAACCTTCAGGCGAGATTGTCAGCGATGTTCCGTCCTCAAGGTTCATGGTGACCCAAGGGAAGAACAATCCGCCGTACTCCGCATAATCAACCGAGGCGAGGTATTCCGAGTGGTCGCCCGCGTCAGTCTCGTCAAAGTCGCTAGGCGTCGAAAGGATTGCCATGCGATGGTTTGCGTAGCAGTGGGCGAGAACAGCCTCATGCGTCGCCTCAACATTACCAGCGGTGACAAAGCCCGGAAGCGAAACTGCTCCCGCTCCAAGTTCATAGCCAAATGCGTCCATCGCATCAAGCCAGTCTTGGTCCACGATGGACGAACGATTGTCGTCTCCGGCGCTAAACGAAGTAGGCGACGAAACGACAGCGATGGTTCCGGTACCAGCGGTAGCGGTGATGTACTTGCCAGCAAGTGCCGACGAATTAATCTTGTTCGCCATCTGAGCAACAGAGGTGCACTCGCCGGTCTTGTAAACAAACTCGCCGTTCAGGTACAACTTCAGAACATGACCCGAACCAAGCGTGGTCACAGTCGCCGAGAGATTGGAGGACCAACTGCCGGGACCAGCAGCAACGAGGGTGAGCGCCGTACCAGCGGCATCGTTATCAAGAACCTTGACGCCAGCAGTAGCAGATGCTCCAACGACTCGCGAAACATAGACCTCAGCGCCACCCTCCTCGAAGAAGGTCTGCACCTGCTCGTACACATCGCCATACGAGGTGTAATCGCCAAAGACAGACTCATAGTCAGCGATGCTGGTGACTTTCTTGGGGTCAGCAGCCGGACCACGTTCGGTGAGACCAACAACAAACCATGTCGCCGTAGGCGAGACATTCGTAGTTGACGGTCCGGTGCGAACAGATGTATTTACGACAATACCGGGCATTTGCCTTCCTCCGGAGTAGAAGCGATTCGCTCAGTTCATTACTTTCAAGATTATACCGTGTTTATACGCCTAATCTTGTAAGCCGTTACTGAACTCGCTAACTATTGTGACTGAACGCTACTTAGTTCTAGTGGAACAGTTCTAGATATCGTCGGCATCTTCGTCAATTGCTACGCGAAGCACTTCTACCTCATAGGTAGATGTATCAGACAGAGGCTTGACTCGTGAAACTTCATTGACGGTCAACGTATATGCGATATAGGCGCCAGCCATAACTCTTTCGCCCTTAATGAGGGTTAGGTCTGAGTATTCCTCACGGATTGACGACTCGTCAATAAATACCTCAAGGTTGTCCTCATCGCCACATCGGTTAAGACTTGGCGCGTCAAGAAATGCTGACCGAAGCACAGTTACGAGCCTGTCCCTCTTGATGGTGCACAACTCGGCGTTGTCATCTTTTACCCAGACATAGGTACGCATGGCGTAATCAACGCGAAACTGAGGGTCAAAAAGATGAGTGTAATCAGAACGAGTCAAACCATTCATTGAAATCGCTGCGGTAATCAATGTCGGCCAATGGTCAATCGCAATAGGCTCGTGGACCATATACTTCAGGGGTTCCGGAAGTTCCTCGTCGTCAAGATTCCACTCATTACGGTAGGTAATCAGGCGCGACGGAAGGTCACTCTCTAGATAACTATTGACAAAGTATTTTGCCTTATGAGCACCTTGCATTGTCATGGGACCCTCGCATTCGCCACATAGGAAGCCGCTTTTTCAGCCAAATCTCTAGCGAATCCTCTCGGCTCAAAGACTATCTTTCTTTTTGGCATTTTAGTGGTTCCGTATTGATGGAACTTTGCATATTCAACGCTTGTTCCAAATTGCGCATCTGTATTGTCAATATTGTTCGGCGGACCGAATAGACTCAACAAAGAATCCATTAATTTGCCAGTCCTAATCATGAGAGGCCACGGATAGGGGCGAGTTCTTGGTTCCCACTTACTTCCGGTGGGTAAGCCTCCAGCCCCAAAGTTTTCAGCATTTGCCCTCTGGAGTTCTAGGCGCGCATACCAAAAAAGTGGTTTGAAGTTGGTTGCGCGTAACTTCATGCCCTCTAGGCGCCGAATGACATCATCGGCATTGCAATCGATATCTATTTTTACTTTCACGCCACCCGAACCCTACGCCAACGACGAACCGAGGCAAGTTCCTCAGGTGTAAATCCGGTTGTGAGCGGTGCGGTATTCCTTGTCTCCAAGTCCTTAATTCCAACGACATCATCATGCATATTCTGCATTTCCCTTGACGCCGCTCGCAGAATCATCAACTTAAAGTGCTTAATTTGTTCACCATCAAGACCAGCGTCGTAGACAACTTCAATATTGTCATTAGCAAAAGTTCTGTAGACATCTATGCCGTATCTCCGCACAATGTAATCAGTACCATCGACCAATACTTCGGGAATGCTTCCGGGCGTCGGCGCAGTCACAGTTACTGATGCGACCGAGACAACGGGCGAGTTACGGACATACACCGTGTAGGGAGGCTGAAGATACGTCTGGACTCGCTGGTCCGTTCCAAGAGAGGTGTCATAAAAGAACGATGATGTGGGAAGTCCAACATTGGACGATTCAACCCTATAGTTCTCAGTGAAAGTACCTACTTCAATTGGTCTACGCAGGTAGGACTCAAGTTCGCTCTGGAGACCCTCAAGGATATATCCAGCAGCATGATTCTGGCGCGGGGATAACTTGACATCCATGTAGCGCTCAATTTCGGTGATATTGACGAGCATAAATGCGCCTTTCCTCACCGATAGTTTACTATCAGAAGTGTTCTCCTAAGAGAAGGCTATAGATAGGATGAAATAACCTCATCCCATCTTTTAGCCATTACTGACACATCCAGTTCTTTGACCTGCTTCCGGATTCGCACCGCCTCAGGTGTTCGCGCTGTGTAATCCTTAAGTTCCATAAGATGGTTAATCCACTCATCCTTGGTAGATGCGAGCCTCCCGATTCCATACTGGTCATGAAGTCGTCGATATTCACCAACGTCAGACATCACTACCGGAATCCCCGCAGCCGCATATTCAATAGCCTTAATCCATGACTTAGCGTGGTTAAAGGGGATATCATTGAGTGGCGCTACGCCAATATCAAACTCAAATGACAGTCGGGCATAGTCCTTGGGGTGGAACATTGGACTGAGAGTGACATCCTCTCGCCGGACCCCAACTTTGTCAGCAAAATGAACCGCCCCATTAACATGCCCAGAGTGGTGAAGCCTCCACGGTCCAGCACCGAGCACCCCATCAAGAAGTTCTAAGTCGCCAGAGCGGTGCGAAGTAGACCCCACCCAGCCAACCTTTGCCCTGCGTGAACGGTGATACCGGACTCGAAAGTCAATCATCGTTACACAGTTTTCAATGATA